CATTTTCCAGCTTTGCGACCTTATCAGTCAGCCCTTCCGGAAGTTCGGCTGTTTCAACTTTCTCCATGTGTACTGTACAGACATCCACATGTGTTTCTGCAAATCCGCTTTCTGTTGTCTTGTCCTCCTGTGTGTAATCAATAGACGATACAATGTTTGGAGTATATTCGAGCCTCGCAATTTTTTTGAACCCAGCATATCCATACATCAGATCAATGCCAACATAATATCGCATTACTGCTGTATTATCCGGGTTTGAAAATGTTTCGATAATGCTTGCCACATCCTTGCTAAGAACAGTTATATGTAAGCTATTCCCGCTCTGGGAAATTCCGTCGATTTCCAACTCTTTCCCCGATTTAAATACAATTTTTTTCATAACAATACCTCTTGTCCTTCCTCTTTTTAGTTGCCATCTGGTCGTCTACTTTACGAGATTATCTTCTGCGGCTTCGTCTGTTCGCCCGGTTGGCTTTTCTTGCATTACGCGATCCTTGCACAAACGTTTTGTCACTTGCATACGCTCTGTCTAAAAACGTATCCATTTCTTTTCGGTATGCTGCATGTTTTTTTTCATCTGCCCTCTTCATTGCTGCGGTTACTGGTGCCGTTTTTGCCCCATTGGATTCTACCCGGCGTTTGAACTCTGCTGGGGTCATGTTTTGTGGAGTTGGCTCAGCCATTCCTCCCATCCCCGCCGAATAATAATTCTGATTTCCGTGTTTCTCGAAATAATACCGTGTTGTTTCTCCGTTATACGTAACATCCAGCCCAACGCCGCCGATTTTCTCCAAACCGCTGCTTCCTCCACGTCCTCCGAAAAACTGTAAATTTATCACCATGCCGCCACCTCCGCAACGTTAAATTTATCGCTAAACGGCTTTATCCTGATTATATCACCTTTGCAATCGTCTGGTACAGATCCATAAAAGATAATCTTATCAGGACATAGCCGCTTCATCATTTCATCATAGCCTGCACGGAAAAGTGCTTTCTTTTCTTTGCTGTTTTGCGTTCCGATACTGGAGACAGCCACACATCCGCCGACCGGGTCCCCATCAAAGCACCAGGCAAAACTTTCCGGCGTGCTCCAACAAATTGTAGGTATCACGTTTATGCCGCAATCCTGCAGATATGCCCCTATCCAGTGCTTCCTGTAATGATTATAAATCTGTAGTGCAACCGGAAAATCAGTGTAAAGTGAAAAATCCGGAGTCATGACGCACTTAAACTGCCGTAGCATCGGCATGTATTTGTCAATGTTTGCCCACAGCCGAATAAATCTATAATCATCCAGGAAGAAATGGACGCCTTTTTCTTCTCTTTTATTGCTCTTTATGGCTTCGTTAAATGATATCCACTCACATTCTTCGTATTCTGTCGGACGGATGATCGGGATATTATAAACGCCTGCGCCAGAATAAACAGCTTTCTGGATATTTTCATAATTACGCTGTTCGCGATAATTCATATGCGTCTCTTCCTTTCTACATATCACCGTAAAAATACACTGTGCCGGTTAATCCTACCCCTCTGTTTTCCACAGAGTTTGCTGGTCCGTTCACAGAATTACTGCCTGCACATCCGGTAATTGTGATAGTCCCACTTGATGCATCATAGCTCAAGGTAGGCGAACAAGTGGCAACAGGATCATAAGCTGCCCTAACTCCATAGTCGCTATCTCTATGTGAGCTCGATGTTTTGGCATTTGTAACTACAAAAGCAAAGTCCTCTGCAGTCAGTTTTTCATAGCCGGATATATGGGCAACAGAAAACGATCCATTTCCAACCCCTGATTTAATAACATGCCGATCTGTCTTACCCAATTTTTTTGTTACTGTATCAGCACCAGTGGAGTATGTGATATAAACCCCGTCCTCTCTAGCGTCCATGCCTTTGATCGCACCATTGTCGTTGAGTGAATCAATATTGGTCTTTGCCTTCGCAAATCCGTCCGCGATTCGCTGCTCGAGGTCGTTCATGTTTTTAGTGTTAAACGCATCGCCCTCCTGCGATACCTGTCCCTCACTGCGGGAAACGTCATACGTTGTTGATTCTCCGTTTGCAACGTTTCTCAGAAGCCTACGTCCTGCAAATTCCACAAGACGGGCTTTCCATTCTTTCGGAGTAAACCACGTTTCTGCCATTATAAAATTCCTATTCCTTCCCCGGCGTAGAGTTCGTCGCCGCAATAATAATAACTGCCCATCGCTCGGTCATATACATATTTGACATCGTGTAAGATCTTTTCTATGGCGTTCCATTTTTGATAAGTAATCAGCGGCGGGTCTGGTGTGGCAGGGGTATCTTTCAAAGCACTCCACGCTTCACGGATCCGCTGCACGTTGTCGCAGATCCGTTTAAAATCACTTACTCGCGGAATCTGATTCGCCCCCCATGTCTTCACCGTCACGCTTACCGCCAAAGTTTCAGCGATCTCACGGATGTTACTTTCGATCCGGTTCAAATCCGCTACATTCAACGCTCCCTTCATTCCGGCAGCCCATTCCATTTTTTCTTCTTCGGAGATTGTCCCTGCAGCGTATTTATCATTCAAAACCTTTACCCGTTCAACGTCCGCCTGCGTTCGGTCATACACCCATTCCATCAGAAAATCCCTACCTCCTCATCAGCATACAGCTCGCCGGAATAATACTCTTCTGATGTTATTTTATAATATCCGCGGCATTTTGCCGTACCCACAAATCCACCCGTAAGGTCAACACTAAGGGATTCTATACAGGCGACAAAATTTCCGTGCATTTTCAAGGTATTTTCAACCTCCGCCCAGTCCCCTGCTTTTTCCTCTGCGGACAAATGACGTGTCTGGATGATCTGCTGGAGTTGGTAATAATCCAGGATATTGTCAGCAACCTTCTGTGCGCTTTCGTAATTCAAAAGCGTTCCGGAAAATGTTTTCGTGTTCCGCACTTCACCGGACTTTATATGCTCGATTCTGGACAGTGTAGCCAGCTCTGTACCAACATATTTGTGCCCCATGATCGTGACCTCTGCACGGGCGTTTCCCGCGATTTCCAGCACAACATAGTACGGCATTTGTTTAACAATCCTTCCAGCAGATGCGCTCATGTTCGCTGCCGGGCTTGTGAGCTGAATTGTATGTATCCCTGGATCGTATGTGCCTTTCGTAATCTCGCTTTCCGCCGCGTCCAACACCCATGTTTTATATTTTACGCTTACGTCTGACACATAAGGATCTGCCTTTAACGTCGTGGAAAATTTCCGGCTGCGCGGAATCGTTGTCGATATTTTTCTGGTCGATTTTCGTATTTCGATTCCAGATCGGCGGGACGTGTTCATAATAGCCGAACAAGCGAATAAGACCTCCCGTAAAGCTTTTTGACAGGTTTGGATTTTAAGCGTGCCATACAGCGGCGTTTGCGCCACCTCTTCCTCAACCGTATAATCTTCAATCCCTGCCGCCGTCATAATCTCTTCGATCACACTTCCCGCCGTTTCTCCGTCGTATATCCGCCCGTCTTTAAAATCCACATTAGCAAGCATCCCTTTGTAGTCGATCGCCGATATTTGGGTGACATTTTTGGTGGTACTGTTGGATTCCATAAAAAACACGCCCAGCGGCATCTTCACGCCGTCAACGATTTCGTATGGCAACATTCTTTGCTTTTTCTGCAATGTTTTGTGCAACCCGTTAATGTTTCCAACATTAAAATCATCATCAGTGTCAACAAAGTCAAACGTTAGTTTGTCCGTTTTAATCTGATTACTGATAGGATCTGTGTCATTTACAAGCTTCGCGCTTTTTATGACATCGGGGCCCCAGATAAACGTTGTGCCATACTCGAGATAGTTTAACTTTACATTGTGCCACGGTAGGGCACGTACAAATCGGATCTCAATTCGTCCGTATTCCTCCACCTGGTTTTCGGCAAAATAATTCAGTTTGTCCGGGAAGAAACGTTTTTGCGATTTATATGTACCGCCGAGGTCGTACCACGTCACTTCCATTTCCAGCGGAAATGCTTCTGAAAAATGAAAAGTCAGCCCGATAGAGGTATGATTTTCGGTAAAATCTATTCTGATTACAGGCTGTTTTGTGAAAATTCCATCTGCGCCCGCTTGCACATCCGAAAAAAACGGGATGTCCGTCGGCGTGTCTGGCATTTCGCTAAGACTCCCATCCAGCGCGAAGAAATTGTGCTCCAGTGTAGCGTATTTGGGTGGGCTGCCTTTTGACTTAAACAGCCCCATATCCCCAAAAGCAGCATTGCTCTCTGTGCTTTCTTTTGCATCAGGCAGAGCAGTCGTGTCATACAGATTGTATTCGACATAAAATTCTGTTTTCATCATGGTCTCCTTGCCGGTTCTTTCGCCGTAAACTTGCAGGTAAACCCTTTATAATCAGCGCTATCCTGTGTTATCTTCTCGTATTCATCAGAGACGCTGGATATATAAGCTGTGTATTCGTAATAACCAGGGTCTGACGGCAGCGAAATAATATGGAATGGGACGGGCTCTGTAACCTTATCCCAGAAACGTTTATATACGCCATCCGGGAACGAGCTGCTCTTCCCGACCGACATTGTGTAGTTAAAATACACGCCTATCAATTCACGCTGGAGCTCTCCCGTTTCAACTCTTTCGGCGAATTTGTCGAGGAAATCCGCGTTTCTTTTTATGGACACGATGGGGATGTTAAAATACTCCCCATCTATGTATATGCCGCGTGTAAAAATCATCCTCCGATCACCTCCAGATCATATCCTTGCCTGCTTGCTTCCGATAAGAAATCCTGCAGTGTAGCTTGCGCCAGATCTACCCCGTTTACCTGCAAGACAATTTTCGCCGTTCTAAATCCGCCGCCGCTCTCTGCCATTACCTCCGATACAGCTTGTTTGATTGTGCCTATCGGCGCTTCGATGTTGGTCTGCCCTGCCCGCTGGTCGCCCAGAATCGCCAAGAACGGGTTGCCGCCACGGATTACCGAGCCAGATGCAAGCGCCGGGATATCCCGCAGGATACGAGATGCAAAGCTTTCGTTTATGGCATACGGCTGCGTGGACATTGTTCGCGGCTTCGATGATCCGCCACCAGTAAATGCGTTTTTGATACCGCTGCCGATGTTCTTGATTTCCTCTATAACGCCTGCAATCATGTCGCTAACCCATGTAAAGAAGCCGGACAAGAACGCCTTTATAGAATCCACGACGCCTTCTACTTTGGTTTTAAAAATCGTGAAGATTTCCTGCGCGGTATTCCATGCGCCCTTCCAGTCTCCATCAATTAGCTTTCGGATAATCTTAAACACCTGTTCAAGTGTTTTTCTTAAAAATTCGCTTAGCTCGTTAATACTTTGCCAGAAAAACGCAAAGATTTCCTTTGCATTTTCCCATCCTTCCGCCCAAGGACGGAGAACGAACGTGTCCAGAAACGCCATAAAGTTAGTAAAGCCGTCAATGATAAGTTGCACGCCTTGCAGCAGGATATCCACAAGCAAGTTAAACACCTCCACAAGGAGGATTCCAACATAATTGATGATCCAGTCCAATATGGGCTGAATAATCGTTTCCCACGTGGATTGTAAAAGGGATGTAATATGCCCAACCACACTTGACACAACAGCCACCAGCGGGACAAAATGGTCATTCATCAGAGAGGACATTTTTTCAGCAATCCTGTCAATTGTAGGCTGTATATATTGTTCCCAGGCATTCATAAAATTTGTAATAATACTGCTTATACCGTTTGCAAAACTGTCTACAAACGGCTTCACGTATTTATCATACGTTCTATTTATGTACGCAAAGCAGTCATCAAACGTTTGTTTAAGCCCTTCGAGGTATGTTGCTGTGCTCCCAAAAAGGCCTTCAAACGCGTGTTCCAATATCCCTGCGTTATCGGTAAATGGCTGTACGATGACCTCCAACAGGTCTCGTCCGATCTTTGCCGCCAGCTCAGACATTCCTCCCATAGCACTGAAAAAACTGCCAAACATAGCGGTTGCCATCCGAATACCGTTTTCACTTGCAAGTGCTTCAAATACTTTAGCGATTCCGACAAAAAGATTCTCAAGCAGCTGATTGATTTCTGTACCAATATCAAACATTTGGATTAACCACTGCTTTATCTTATCCGTATCGTTTTCCAGATATTGACCAAATCCGCCAATAAAAAAGGCTGCCAAACTTAAGCCTACACTCGCGATCATTCCTGCAAAGCTGCCAAGCATCTCCACGAGAGACATCACCCATCTGTCTGCAGCCCCCAGTACATCCGGATCTGTCCAAATGTCAATCATGGCTGTTTTGATCTGTTCCAATCCCTTCCGGATTGTTTCGAGCCTGTCCGTAGGATCCCCAAGTGCTTTAAAAAAGCCATCTGCGAACGCGTCACGCATCTTTTCGAGATATTCCAAAATGGGTGACAGCTTTTCTTTTATACCGTCTAGCCAGTCAATTAATTTTGAATCAACCGGTACTTCTTCGAACATGTCTTTCGGCTGTGTTCCACCTCCACCGCCGCCGGAATCATCCTGCTTTTGCAGCACATCCAGGTCGTCAAATTTTGCCAGAGCTCCGGCTGCCTTTTTTGCCGCAGCTGCTGTTCCATTCAGGGAATCGTTGTAAGAATCCTGTATCTTTTTCGCTCGGATGAACGTGCTTTTCCCGCCAAGGATGGCAATAAACTGCGCCACATATGTTATTGCCCGCGCTATTCCGTTTATAAGCGCATTGAGATACGGAATTACCATCTGGACAATTGGCGCAAAGGCAGCAGCAAACGCATTCCCAAGTGTAGCCAGTGAATTTTTTAGAGACTGAAATGAATTTGCCAACGGAGCAGAATACTTTGCAAGGTTTGAAAACCCCTTTTGCATTCCAGCTACCATTGTATTAAATGCTTTTGTAATCCAGTTGAATATCAACAGCGATAATGCGATTCCTTTCAGCCTTGACGCAAAGGTGCCGAACAGCCCCGCGCTTTTTTTCGCGCCGGACGAAGCTGTTTTAAATGCTTTATCGGCAGAACGCTTCATCCGATCGAATTCTTTTTTGATGGGCTTCTGCTTCGCGTTAAGTTCTGCCAGCCTGCGCTTTGAAACATCTATGTTCCCAGCAAGCTGTGACGCCTTTACAGACATCTTCTGAAATTCTTCTGTATCTTTTGGGGATACAAACGCGTTACCGGATGCTTTCTCCGCGTTTATTTTTTCCTTGATTTCATCTACTTTTTGAGCCGCTTCATCCAGTTGAGCCTTGTCCACCTTCGGGGTATACGCCTTTCCACTGTTCTCCATCTGCTGAAGCTTTTCTTTCAGATCATCTACACGGTCGGATGCGGCTGCAACCTGTTCATTTAGTACGTCCCATGCGCCGCCGGTTTGAGGTACCCCCATGTTTTCCCAGTCTGTCTGACGTGCTACAAGCTTAGACAGCTCTCCTTGCGCCGCAACGAGGTCTTTCTGTAAAGCTTTATACTCAGACGTTGCCGCCCCCTTTTGTGACATACGGGCCTGCAGTTTTGAATACTCGGATTCTGCCTTTTCTAACTCTCTTTGTAATTCTGCAAATTTTTCTGTCGGGATTTTCTTTTGAGAAAATTCTTCCATTTTGCGATTGAGAGAATCTAAAGCCGCGCTGTCTTTTTTTATAGCATTAGACACGCGCATCATCTGGCTGTTTAAATCTTTTGTTTCAATTTTTGTGTTTATCCGTATCGAACCATCATATTTCGGCATGTCAGCCTCCTGCCTTGACCCATGTCATAAAAGCGTCAACATCTTCCTGTTCCTCTTCTGTCAGTTCCTCTTCCCGCTCTATTGCAAATATGCGTTTCTGCTCCATCAATGCCTGTTTTGCGCGCGTGTCCATCTTAGGATCTATCTTCTGCTGTCGGATGGCTATGACATTCGTGTACGCGCATGCCCCGAGCGTTGACAGCAGTCCCATAAACGCCCAATAATGCAGATCAGACCGGTTCAGGTCGATTCCGTACTTTTCCAGAAACGCCGAATAGATGCGCCACTGGTCTATGTCAAAATCCGTTACCGGGACTTTATCCTCATCCTTCGGGCGATTGTCGGTATACCATCCGCTCAGAAACCACCTAAGACCATCTACGGCAGTTTTTAAATCGGGGAAAGAAGAAGGGCTGCTGTCCCCATCCTCTGGCGGATACAGCAGCCCCAGCGCTACAGCCAACCTCTCATCGTCGGTCAGACCGGGGTCTTGCAAAGCCTGTGAAATCTGGATCCCTGTCTGAAAGGATCCATCTATGCGAAATCCCTCATATTCTGTTGGGAATTTATCAAGCAGCACATTCCACATTTAATTGTTTCGCGCCCCTTTCCTGTTCGGGCTGTATTTGCTTGTGATTTTCTGATTTCGTTCAGCGGCAAAGCCCTGAAGAATCGGGATGATCTGGTCTAAAAAGTCCGCGATAAGCTCCATTCCAGGGGATTCCACGTCAGGGAACACCTTTTTGCAACACCCGCTCCCAAACATAGAATCCAACTCAGCGCAGGCCTCTTTGCATAAAGCGTCATACGCTCCGAAGCGTTCCGTGAAATCACTGGAAGAATCATTAGCAATCCTATCGGCTTCCTCGTTTTTTGCATTCAGCCATGCTACAAAATCGTCAAAGCGTTTAAAAAAACTGTTGTCGGAGATGTTGACCGCAATATAATCGCCGTTGTCGTTGACCTCAATGCGTTTGACGCCACTGTCTACTCGTAAACTTGCTGCTCCCATCTTGTCCTCCTTATTCCGTTAAAGCCCTGTCAGACGCGGGCGTCGCCGTGAATTTTCTTGTGGTTACGTTAAACGTTCCAGCTTCTCCGTCACCTCTGCCACCCAGAGTCAGTGTATCTGTCACGTTTGACCCTGCATCGCCACCTGTGCCACTTACACTCACAACGCAGCGACGGCGGACTGCCGGATATTCAGGACCAGCGCCGGAAACTCTCACGCGGACATAGGATGTTATGGCATCAGCTCCGACGGGCAGCGTGTCTATCATCTTGTTAAACCAGTCTGTAAGATCCTGATCCTCTTCGTCTACGTTCTGCCTTTCAACTTCGATGGACGGCGTATAGGATTTAAGGTCCGTAGATCCGTTTTCCTGATTGATGTACTGTACCGTCTCCGTCTCGGGGTTCATTTCCTCCGTTAAAGAGGTAATACCCGTTCCCAGAAGCCGGTAGTCTGCCGCTGTCCCCTCAGCGGACGTGTCCATTTTTACATCGACAAAATGTCTCAACAAATGTCTTTTCATCGTTTTCTTCCTTTCTTAAAATTCAGGTTCGATAACATTTTTATAAAAAACCGTAACCGGTAGAACCCAGTCCTGCACGCCATTCTCCTGTGGTTGTGTCCCATATGCGTTTCCGCGTGTTACCCGCTCAACTTTCCGCCCTGCGGTCAAATCGGGATATATCGCTTTTTCGTACTCTTTCCCCTCAATCCCGGAGGGTTCGTGGCAAAGCCAGCGCCCCAGCGTATCCAGAAATTCAAGAATAGTAATTTTCTGTCGTTCCCTTGCTCCCGTGGTCGAACGGTACACTACAAAGCAGGGATACCGGCATTCCTGATATATCCGCCCGAGTATATCTTCTTTTTCTGTATATACCAGCGCTCCGGAATCATTGGAAAACGCAATGCCATCCTCCGCCCCAAGCTCTTCAAATTTAATTGCTTCATCTGGATACAGCCCCGGGAACTGGTTAAGCAGCGACTTCATCGCCGCCGTCAGAACATCATATCCAGTAGCATCATTCCCGATAGGTTCAGCCACCTTCACCACCTACTTCCCTAAGATTTCAAAATGCGGGATTACCGTATACGGTCCTCCCACTGACGATATCAGGTAAACAAAATCTTTTTCGGCATTCATAAACGCATAAAACCCTTCATATCGCCTGTCTGTATAATCTGCATCGTTCACGAGTACGGCACCGTCCCATGCTCCTACCATGAAAAAGTCTGTAGACGGATTAAATGTAATGCTGTCTGGCAACAGATCATTTACCTGTCTGTTCCATTCCTTCGGCGGAAGCCACGGCAATTCTTTTCCGACGGTATCAACAATAATTTTTCTCCCGTTCTTGACCCCGAACGGGATATGTAACTGTGCGTTATCTGTACTGTCTGGACCGTACAGCTTCATAATCTGCCCCCGGTCAGTCTCAAGATGCACGCCGGAAAGCACATGAGGATACCAGATGGCGGCGGTGCTGGATTCGTAAAAATTGAATATTGTCACTATCGCATCATTCATCGGTATCCCTCATTTCACAAAGAGCTTCGTTAAATTTATCCGTAAACGCCCGGATTCTCACGATATTTCCCATGCATTCCTCTGGCACAGAACTGTAAAAGATGATCGTCTCCGGCTGCAACCGCCTCACCATTTCTTCATACCCTGCCAAAAACAGCGCCTTTTTTTCCTTGCTGTTCATGCAGCCAACAGAAGATACCGCCACGGTTCCGCCCTCCGGCTCTCCGTCAAAGCACCAGTCAAATGAGTCCAGCGTTCTCCATGAGATCGTCGGGATAACCTGTATTCCTGCCTCCTGCATATACGCCGCACACCAGTGTTTCCGGTAGTGGTTGTATATTTGCATGACCTTAGAAAAATCTGTATAGGTAGAGAAATCTGGAGACATTACATAGCGAAATCTTTGAAGCATCGGGATATACCGGTCTATGTTTGACCACAGGCGGCAAAACTGGTAATCATCCAAAAAGAAATGAACACCTTTTTCAGATGGATTTTTGCAAGATTTTGCATAATTAAATCCGATCCAGTCACAACCGCCTTCATAAGTCACAGGGGATATTTCCGGTATGTCATACTCTCCAACGCCGTCAAATATCCTGCGTTCCAGATTGTCGTAACTGCGACTGGTTCGATATCCCATTCCTACTCGCCTTTCTTAAATCTGCTCCATAATTCTGCAAATTTCTCCCATCCGTACATCGCCACGAAAGCAACTAAAAATCCCGCCAGAATAGCCGCCAGAATCATGTACCAAATAATAGTCTGCTGGATGTACTGCATATATGCTACAAACGCGGTCACTGTAATCCCGATGGACAGGACAAGCACGAGGATATCCGTAGGGATTTTTGCAAGCACGCCTACACCCTTAAATACCTGTGTGATGACCGACACGATAAACGCTAATGCGCCGATAACCGCCAAAATTCCGGTCATATTTGTAAACAACATTTCCATATCTACCTCGTTCCTGCGTACAACAACGGTACGCCATCATCATTTTTCACTCCTGCCAGATAAAGCATTGCAGCATCTGCCAGAAGCTTGTTTGTCTCCTGTGCATCCCCGGCCGCCTGGTAGACCGCGCTCCATGCCTTTGCGCCGTTTGCCATTTCGGACGGGGAAGCGTAGGAAATTGATTCAGAACCGGCAGACTTGGAAGTAATTACTCCCGAAGTAACACCGCCAGCCCCGCCGGAAGATGTCCCCCCAGCGGAATACAGCGCTTTCTTCTCTGCCAGCTCCAGCTGATATAATTTGTCACAGACCGCGCAAACGGCTTTCTGAACCTTTGTTTTCGCTCGTTCATTGTCTGGGAGCCCGTCCACCAGGCGGTCAAAGGTTATGACGTCCAAAAAGTCACTGGCACGGTCTGCGATACGGTCAAATTCCTCCGCCGGGACGACATTCCCGTGATAAGTCTGCTCATAAAATGTAAATGTGGTGTATGCCATCCCGTCGTCCTCCTTATCTCTTACTCTTCCGTTTTGTTTCCCCGGAAAGCGGTTCGCCGTCAGTATTCAGGGGTGTACTGGCGGCCATCAACCCCCCGCATTTACGGTGATTTTCGCGATACCATCCAGGTATTCCGCAAACAGCACAAGGCCGGTGATCGCAAACGCCTCAGACACGGCGGTGTTGTAGTTGCCCTGTGTGTGGAAACCGATCAGATTCGTTTCTCCGCTGGTCGTGTACACAAGTCCTGCCTTCGCGAAGTCGCTGTCGTTGGGGTCGATGTAATACATCACGATGTTTTCCACCGGTGTAGCGATTACCGTATCAGCCGGGATCTCGCTGTCAGAAAGGAGGAAAATTGTATTGAACCCCATAAAATCCTTCAGGTACTGGAAGCCGAACTGATTCTGGATGGTGATGTTCGCTGCTCCGAGATACTTGTACACGTCAAGGATGTTCACAAAACCGACAACCCCGGTGATGTTCCGGTGCATCTGCTTAAACTTGTTCTCAACCTTGCCCTTTGCCAACGCAAGTGCCATCAGGAAGGTTGTTTCCTCGGACGTGAGCGTTCCGGTTTTCAGATAGTCGTAAAACTTCTTTGTCACGCCCGCCTGAAGCTGATAGAGGAACTCGTCGTCAGTCATCTGGACAGCGTTGTCATAACCGTGGTCTTTGATTGCTTCAATCGAAATGGCCTTCGCGTACTTCTCGATGGTCATTTCCTGATACTTCTTTTCCTTTACGGTAAATTTGCTATACGGGATATCCTCGCCTTCGCCTACTGCACCATCCTCGAGCGTCCCCTCCGCATATTTACTTTTCAGCACTGCGCCGGGCTGCTTCTTTATGGGGCGCATGATCCCCAAGATGTCCCGCAGATGCTGCCAGTTGCGCTCGAATCTGGTTACAAAATCCAGCTCTCTTGCGGTTACCTGGACATCCGCTGTTTTAATCAAATTTGCTTTTGCTGGCATATTAGCCCTCCTGCTTTAATTAAATAAACTCATGTTCGCAGCAATTGCAGCCTGACGCTCAGAAGCATCCTTGATGCTCATAATCTGGTCTTTCGTCAGCGCGCCGCCCTGCCCCTGCTTGTTTGTCGGCTGTGTAAAGCGTGCCTGATTCTGCTGTGCTTTCTGCTGCTCATCGTCAACAAATGCCGAAGCGTCCTTTTCCTTCATCTGGGTTATGAGGTCATTCAGTCCGAGGATTTTCCCGTCTTTCAGTTTTAATCCGGCCTCCTTGACTTCTGCCATAATTGCGCGCTTTGCCGCTTCGCTCGAGAATTTAATTCCTTCAAACTCCGTTTTCAGAGCGTCCGTGAAATCTCTCTCATACAGCTGCGCCTGTGCGTTTTTCTCGGCATCCTCGGCCTTTTTCTTCCAATCAGCCAAATCCTTCTGCATTGTTTCAAGGTCAACGCCCTCGAAGCCTTTCAGGGTGCTTTCTGCCGTCTCAGCTTTTTCTTTCCACGTGTCCCGGTCAGTCTCAGCCTTTCCCAGCTTCTTTTCATGTTCAGCTTTCGTGACGTAATTTTCCGCCACCTTTTTCGTAAGGATTTCCTTTTTGTCCGCCGAGACCTCAATTCCCAGTTCTGTCAAAATTGCTTCAATATTCTGCATCTTTATCCTCCTAAACGTGATTGATTAACCGCCCGTCAGCGGTATGGATTAAGCCCGATAAACCACGGGCGGGGTAGTTGTGGGAAGGGGAATTGAACCCATGACACACGGCTTATAAGGCCGCTGCTCTACCTCCTGAGCTATCCCACAAAGCGCCCGGGGTAGCGAACCGGGCGAAAAGCGTAATGATCGGCGCTGTCTAAACAATGCACCTATACCGTGCGCCGGGGCTTGAACCCGGCTGCTTCCATGCACGGTGGCAAAAACAAAGAAAGATGGGATGGATTTTCCTGCAATTACGATTTACAGGATTGCACACAGACGGAGTCGAACCGCATTTTCAACCTTCCCGCAAGGCTGTGTGCTGTAAAGGAGGAAATACAAATACAAAAAAGAGCCAGCAATCTGTAAGAAATCCTTACAAATCACTGGCTCTGCGTCTGGCGTCTGGCACTTAACGGACGATAGGCTCTGCCTTTCCGTTTTCAATATTCACGAGGCTGGTCGTTTTACATTTCGGGCAAAACACCGGAAGATTATGCGCTGTCGTATCCTTGCGGAATGCTGACCGCGTTTTATTATTACAGACAGGACAGTATACCCTTTTGATCTCCATAATGATCATTCCTTTCCATAGCCTTTAATACATTTTACCAAACAAAAAAAACTATGGCGTACCCATGTTTAAAGCAAAAGCGGCAAGTTTCCTCGCCGCCTTTACTCACATCATCTTTCGTAATTTTTCGATATACCGCGAAATGGTCTCCCTCTCTTCTCGGCAGTCTGCATCTTTTGACAGATCTCCCAGCTCTTCCGTCAGTGCATCCATATGCTCTTCCAGAGCGGCCAGCATACGCCGCTTGCAATCCTCAGACTTGCCGTTGCGATAAGACTGCTTGTTTTCCATGTAATCATCATAAGGGTCATTGTTTCCGTTTCCACGGCTATAGTGACCCTTTACATAGTGCTCCCCACGTCGCGCATAGGAGGATCCATCGTCATAAGCCGTCATGCTCATTCCGTCATCCCTGCTGTATCTCCCACGGCTGTCGCGTTTCCGCCTCTCGCTGTACTCTCCATTCTGGCTATATCCGCCTTCCATTTCGTCAAGGACGGCGTTATAATAACCCTCTTTGCACTTCCAGTATTCCAAATTTTCCATGTCTTTCAACATGTCTATCAATTTGTATGCGGTCTCTAGATTGCCCGTGTTCAGACCTTTTTCCGCGATTTTATCCAGTTCTTCCCGGATGTTCTGCATCAATTTGTAACTCATGGCCTGCCCTCCTTAACCGCAAACCCGAACAGCTGTTATATTCGGGTTGTCTACTAACACAGGAATTGTCCCTGCGTTTTTGATGGAAACGTTTTCACAGCATCCACAGAACACATCGACGTATGTCTGGGACGATGTGTTAAAATACTGCTCTACTGCCGCAGGGGTGGCACGCATCACCGTGCCGCCGAGGATTTCCCCATCTCTGGCAATTCCCAGCGCCACTTCTCCTACCGTTTCCCCAGTCGGTACTGCGACGTTCCCGGAAAATGTGATCAGATATCTACCGGGCTTTACAAGCGTTATCTGCGCGCTTCCAGCCCTGTGTCTTTCTGCGCATCCGCCCTTTGTTGCCACTGCCGAAAACGGGATGGACTGCCCTACTGGGACCGTGACCGGCGTTGTGTTTACTAACTCAATCATTTTATTCTCCCTTCATTTCAAAAGGGGCAGACGTTCTCAGCCTGCCCCTTTTTGTGAATAACGGCATCAGCCGAACATCATGGCAAAATAATGCCACGAAGATACTCCGTCTGAAGTTTTAACATCCGCATCCCGTGTTGCCTCCGTAGCCACATCCGGCGCCAAAGCTAAAGCCTGTCGGGTTTACGATGGACGTGTACGGGGACATGACCGGATAAGACGGAACGGGTGTAGGTCTCAAAGCATTTAAGATGCTGTTTGTCTGTGCGTTGTTAGACAGCTGGAGCTGTGCGGACTGTAACTCGGTCTGCAAAGACTGTATCTTGTCCTGTGTAAACAGGTCGATGATGCGCTGTGTTCCGGCGTTCTGCGCGTCAATTACATCGCGGAATCCGTTGTTTGCGGTATTCTGGAGGATGTTTGTCTGGGCTGCCATGTTGTAGTTTACGCTAGCAATAGCCTCTCGGGTATCGCAGCAGCATTGCTGCGTCTGATAACCCAGATTTGCCATGTTGGCGTTTACGCCGGCAAAGCCGTTGCAAAGCTGGCCGGAAAGGTTCTGGATACCGTTTTCGATGCCCTGCGTGGACAGCGCTGCGTCGATATCAGCGCGGGTTGCATAACCCTGAAATGCGGGAGAATTTGCTCCTCCACCATTTCCGCCCCAGCCGCCGAAGCCGCCCCAGCCAAACATACCGAAAATCAGGAAAAGGATAATCCATGCACCCCAATCTCCGCCGAAGCCGTCATTTTTTCCTGTGCCGCCGGTTAATACGGCAACATCAGAAGCGGTTAAACCGTCTGTCATAGTAATTATCTCCTTCGATAATGTATTTACAAAACCGTGTGCACCCGGTTGTGTACTATTTAAAAAAGCCTTTAAACATACCCTGCATCTGCTGCGCCATCTGCTGGGCTTGATTTAACTGTTGCTGGTTTATTTTGCCAGACTGCAACAGCCTGTTAATCTCTTCATTCGGATTTCTGCCCTCCATCTCTTTTCGGAATTGCTGGAACTGTTCCAGCATTCCGGCCATTCTATTACCATTCAGGGCCTCAAACAAGGGATTCGCCATGTCTGCCTCCTTCCGGCTTTGTTGCCGTTTCGAGATAACTATATAATTCTTCATATTTGCTTCTCAAATCGTCGTATTCTTTCCGAGTAACGTATTTATCGTCTAAGTTCACTTCCTCCTGTTTCTGTGGCTCTTTCGCGCCCACCGTGACCTCTTTGTAAACAAAGGTGCGGAGCGTCGGCATCCCGGCGGCATCGGTAGTCTTTATATAAAAATTAGAGTTTTCGGAGTCCATCAAAAGGACGCTTGTATTTGGAGCGACAAGATAAGATTTAGCTCCAGCCTCGCCCTGCACCCACAGGATCCCCTGATTTACCTGCTGCATCTGCTGTGGCTGCTGATACTGAGCCTGCATCTGCGCCAGCCTGTCCATCTGCGGCTGTAGCGGATTTACTTGTCCATACTGATACGGGTTATAGCCGTATCCTTGATATGGTAATGCCATGCCTGCGCCTCCTATGACTAATTCAATGACTTTCTATAGCTAAATTATGGCATAAAAAATAAGCCTCTGACAGTCCATCAAAGGCTTACAAAAGTATCAAATCAACATACCCGTATTATCTTTTTGTTTATTCGCTGGCTCATTCTTTTCACGGTGGACACACTCACGTTCATCATCTCCGCACATCTTTCCAGCGGAATATTCTGCGCCCGTAATTCAAAAAGCCGCCGTTCCTCAGGTGTAAAATTGCAGTATTTGCGAAAAAAATCCAATTCAAACACTGTAAAATCGTATACCTTCAAGATTACTCCCCTTATTGCGTCCGCGCCAGATAAGATATAAGCTTTCCCCTCGTTTCTTTTAACTGCTCAACATTGTTCCCTGATATCTGGCTGTTAAGCATCGTTACCAATGTCTCCATGATTAGGCTGTCCCGCTCCCTAATCTCATGCATCGTTTCAAAGTCTCGCTTGTCATGCTCTTCAAGGACTTTTACCCGCGTGGTGAGCTTAATCGCGGGGGATATCCATTTATGTATCACAGCCACAGCGCCCCCTATCACCGAAATGCCGCCGCACACAGCAAGAATAGCCTGTATCGTTTCCATAGTGCCTATCTCCTTATTTCTCCCAGTAGTATATCGGTATCTCCTGACCGCTGTCCCATGTGTCCCAGTAATGTCCATCTTTGACGCACACCACATGGCCGTCTATCCCGAGCACATACGTCCCTGCTGGATGGTCTCGGCAAAAATCATCTACCGTGTAAACATGCTGTCCGTGGTCGTCTACGATATACCGGCGGAATCCGTTCTCGCGCAGATACGCGCCCCAGACTCTATTAGCACTTGGCATGTCAGACAACGAAAAACCATACACGGACAAACCTACATAAACTGTATCCCAATCTTGCCCTAAAGCCTTGCACAATGCGCGCACAGTGCAATCCCCTACTCTTTGCCATTTCGAGGGGTTTGGATTGTAATATTCAAATCGGTTCGTTCTCCGCATATCTTTTTGCCCCTTTATTTGCTGCCTTTTGCTGCGGGTATCCAAATCCCGCTAATGCATTCCGATCATACTGCGGCTGTAATCCATGTTCTTCGCAATACTGGTTATAAGCCCTGTTCTGTCCCTGCAATCGGTAAGCCAGCTTATCATATTCCTGCTGGAGCTTTTCCCGTTCCGCGCCGGACGCCCATGCAAGCTCTTCCTGTTTTACTATCAACTGTCGTTTCGTCTTTCGGATTCCGCGCTCCATAGCTCGCTGCTTCTGGCTGTCCTCATACCGTTTTAGATTCTCAGCATCGGTAATTTTATTTCCGCTTCCATCCAGCAGATTTCCTTCTGCGTCCCTCCACGGATTCCGCATCCGCTTGTCAAACAGCATATGCCCGTGACGACAGTTATAGCCATGCATCCCTCTCATATCCACAACCCTGCCTTCTCCCGTGGTTAGATCAATATCATACCCCGTCGATTCCAGCAGGTTCGGATATCCAGGCTCGCTTCCGTCAATTTTAAATACACGGCCCTGCCATTCGTCATGACCTGCAAGCAAGGGCTGCCCGTCGCGCCTTACTCTTGCCCCGAGGTGCGCCGAGGTTAACACATACTCTGTTCCGCTGTCCACGATATACCTGTTTGTCAGCTGCGCCGCTGTCTGGTTCATTGACGTCACTACACAGCATCGTACCGCAGATTCCAGCGTCCTTCGCGTCCCTGTCGGGTAATCCACCATAACGCCGCGTCCCGCATACGCATCCAGCACATCCGCTATGGCTGCGGGATAGCTTTGCACTCCGCTTGCTACCCTTACATCGGCTTCGTCGAGCAGCGACACAAGGTCTTTTTGGCTTTGTTCCAGCGTCGTCCTTGTGAGGTTCTTCAACTCCGCCCGGCTTTTTATGTACTCTGCTTCAATAACAGCCATATATCGTGCATTTTCAAGCGGAGACTGCGCCGCGATACCCATTTCTGACAGTGTAACCGCATCATCTTCCCACGATGTCAGCACGGCACCACGCAGGAGCTTCCGCAGTTCTTTTTCGCTCAGGTCTGTCAGTTCCATGATACGCCGCTGTATCTCATCCCGGCTTTCCCCCAACTGCTCCAGCCTGTACAGCAACCTGTCCGCCGTGGCTGTGATTTTCCCGGATTTTAAAATCCTTCTGGCGATATCCCGCAGGATAAAGTTTTCCAGCCGTTCATAGTGTTCTAATATCCGGTCAGCTTTCCCTTCAAAATACTCTGGTCTCAGCATCACTCTTTCCCCACCGTTTTTCTCACAAGATTCAGCCAGTCGTCTTTATGCCGCCTTTTGGCTTCCTCGAACCATTCAGACGTTGTTCCCGGCTCGTGATATTTAATCCGCCTCTGCGTCGGGCTTTTGCTGGGAGGGGATGTCCACCCTATGATGTTCCCCTCTGCGTCTTTAAGCGGGATATTCGGACCGTACACAACGCCCTTGTACAAATAATGTGCGTATGGCGTGTCATACTCAATGATGCCGCCGTATACCCCGTCTGGATATCTCACACTGTTTCTTAGTGCACCCTGCCGGAATGGAACGAAGGGGGCGCTGTCCGCCACTACCTGCATATTCAAAAGCTTCTGGGCTTCCAGCAGATTATCGTCTATGCGGGACGTATCGAGCTTAATCTCCACGTCCCCAACTTTCGTATCCAGTTCCATTCTACCACCTCCCGCATTTTATGGCGTACCCTTATTTCATCTTTGCGTATCCCACGCTCATTCCCGCGCCAGCATCGTTTATCACGGTCGTGGTGGGGCTGTAGGTGCGCAAGGTTTTGTAAGCAGAAAGCTCTTCGGCGGCGAGAGGGGTTTCGATAATATCAACCAATTGATATAAAAACATCAGTCCATTTTCTACCGCCCACTGCTTAAAAGTTTCTTCATCTGGGTATTTTTGTGCCTCAACGGAAAAATATACCTTGCCATCAAACGCACTACTTAGAAATATTTTCCCCCACGCACTAAAGCCATGATTAATTCCAGCAACGAAACAATTGCTCATAAGTACATCTTTCTCGCCGATTGTACCTATATGCAGAGAAAAATTACCTAACGAAAAATAATTAACATCATCCGTGCTCATACCACTTTTATGGAAAACGTCTTTCGATGTAATTGTTCTTTTACCGATCCTCTGCACATACACCCCCTTTTTAAAATCCACCTCGTCGCATACCCACTGCTGCCCGTCTGCATCGGTGTAGTTTCCACCGGATGATACCCGGATTCCAGGCAGACCGCCGGAAGTGGGAATGATGAGCTTCTGGGCAGGCTTGTAGGGTTCATATTCCGTAGCAACTGTGCCAAGTTCGATTTGCGGATAAATGACTGTATCAATCGGTTTGCCTAATTGATCTGATGTAATGTAGATAAATAGTGCATAATTACTAGGATCATAAGTCATTTTTTCGCCGCTTAAAACTATTTTCCCGTCAGTCGGTTGCGTGGCGGTTAAGCCAACATTGGAAAACTTAATACGGGACAAATTGATATATGTAACAGCGGTAGGCGTTCCCACGCATCTGATGCCTCCGTCTGATTGGACAGTATATTTGACACCATTGCGCTCAATTTGCGTTCCTGTTCCACCTAATAACGGATATGGAAACGGAATTAAATTTTTACCCAGCACCTCAACACCTATCTCCCCGCTCTGCCCCGTGCTCTTAATCTCCTGCGGGTACTCCGGTGACGGTGAGGGCTTACCGCCGGTGTAGGGCTCGTAATTGGACGCAGTTGGCTGTGTTTTAGATATCATCGCCTTAACCTTGCCATTAAAGGCTTCTTCGAGTCTGAGGAATATCCGAAACTTATCTCCATCCATTACTTTTATTTTTGCCGCAACTCCTTTCATGGAACTTCCCAATGTGATATTTGCCCCATTTCTAAATGCAACGACAATTAAATTCACAGATGCACTATCTGAATAAACATAATATTCCCCAGATGCTAATAACGGGAAATCGTCGTATGAACTTTCGTTATCCATGCCACTGCGTCCCACTGCATAGATGTCCTTCTTTCTTGTACCGGATATCGCTATACCATCTTTAAATACTTCAAACCCTTCGCGTTTTTCTCCTACCTCAAACGGCAACAACTGCGCCCCAGTCGTGCTCCCCTGCGTTGATTTGCCGTGGAGGGTGAGGGATTCCAGCCCACGATTCCCCTTTGAATTTTCCAAGAGGGCGGGGTTGCCGGTAACGACCGTGAGCACAACGCTGTACGCATCGGCTACCAGCACCAAGAAATGCTCCTCGCGTGTCACAGGCGGGAAAACCTTCCCTTCTCCGTTGGCAATCGCCGCCCAGTAATATTCCTCTCGTGTCACAGGAGCAGGGACACTTCCGCCCCATACTCCCGCTACCTTTGCCATGTAATACTGCAATCTCGTGACGGGCTGCGGGGTATTGCCGGAATAATCCCCCGCCATAGTTGCAAGATAATATTCATCAATAGTCACGGGCTCGGGTGTCTTGCCCTTATATGTCCCTGCAATCTTTGCAAGATAATACTCTTCTCTGGTTATCGGTTTCATCTTATTCCTCCCCGAACAGCCCCGTTTCCTTCGGCTGCGCTTCCGTCACCATTGCCTTCGCAGCGTCCTTTGTCATGCCCTCGAATTTGGCAAAATACATCCACGCGGGCACCTTGCCCTGCACAACATAGCTCCACCAGCGTGCCCTGTCCTCTTCGCGGTTGTACGTGATGTCGCCAAAGTCATACACGACCTCATAAACCCCGACAGGGGCAAGCGCGTATAAATCCGCATACACCGACATGGCATATATAGCATCATTAAGGCAACTCTCCAACTTGTCCCGCACGTCCTTAATAAACTGGATGGTTCGCTGCTGCTCCGCTTCCACGCCCGTCGCTGTCTGGATGCCGCTCGCCTCGTTAAAGACAAAATAGCCGTTGGAGAACCCGCATTTATACCCTATCTGGGACAGGAGAGCATTGATTCCGTCAAGGCGTGTGGCTGTGCTAAGCTGCGGTGAAATCTCCTGATAAAACTCTTCCGGGCTGTTGCCGAACACGTTTTTTACATAATGCGGAAGCTTAACGTCTGGGATGCGCCCGTTAAGGTTCGTCCCGCTGTCAAACATCAGCCTGTCATCTGCAAGGATGATCTTCTCGCTGTCATATATCTCACCGGCGTTCCGGCTGTATGCGATGTCCAGGTCTTTCATTTCTTCGATGGCTTCTGCGTATATCGGCATTCCCAGCGGAGAGGAAAGATCTATGTTGTTTGCAGCAGGTGTGCGGAACACTCCGTACATGGGGGAATCAAGTCTTTCGTTCCCGCCCTTGAGAATCGGCGGCGTTTCCTCCAGCAGATGAGCCCACTTTGTCTGCTCCAGCGGGATAGGATCGCCGAGGGATTCGCTGCTCTTTGATACATATGCCCTGTTGGATATCACATACGGGTATATCACGCCCGCCTCCGTCCTCGTCTCGACAAACCTATGATACTCCAAGCGTGTATAAAACTTGTCGTTAGCAGCATAGCTGTCTTTAAACACAACGCCCGTTATCTTCCCGTTATCGTCCTGCTCCGTCACGAAAAAATCCAGAGGGGTAAACATATCAAGCCCGCCGCCATTAGGCTTTATGATCACCGTGCCATAAGCACAGCCATACTCTACCCAATGGCGCAGGCTATAATAGGCTTTATCAATCTGCTCCTGCAACCACGCCCCGCGTTCGCCGCCGTCAATCTGGATTTTAATCCCTAGCGTGACGAGCCTCGCCGTTTCGGAGCATACCGCCTTTGCAAAATTGATAGTCTTTATTCGATTATCTGCGTCTAACCAGTACGGCGCGCCGCGGTAGATGTTGGCACACTCTGCAACCTTTGCCATCATCTGCGCAGACGTGGTATCCTTTACCCTGAAATCTTTCTCAGCCTGCTTTTTAAATATCATACCTATCCACCTTTTAACAGTTGCTATTAAACCCATTATGCGCTATGCCCTCTTCTCATCGCCATAGGAGATATAGCATACCGCAAGGCATCTATCCAGTGATCGTCACCATCTGGGTAATCTGCTATTACCTCCCCATTTCCATCTACCTCATGCTCACATTTTGTAATTTCTTTGTGCGCCCGCGGGGTTCTAGCAGGGTCGATAACAATCGTTCGACACTGTAACCACTCATAGGTATACTTCCGGCTTCCCGGCGTTACAATGGCGCTTCTAGCCGGGATCCCAGCGTCCCGAAGATCCACAATGCTCTCCTGTTCATCCACACCGCACATCAGCGCATAATCATCATACCCCTTGTCCTTTATCATCTGTGCCATATCTGCGTTCCTTATCTTGCATCCTCCCAGCTCATCCAGGAGTACGATCTTCTCCTTATTCGGGATATATGCCGCTCGTATAAAGGCTTTAGGATCTGGATACCATCCAAAGTCTTGCCCCTGATATATCGACTGGTAGGACTGGATTTCTTCGTCTGTAATCGTCCGTATCTCCAACATGTCAAAGACATTTGTCCCCAATCCAACAGGCTCGCCCAGGTACTCGTGGCGATATGCCCGCTCATTCGTGGCTTTTAGATGCTCTGCGTCGGCTATAAACTGATCGCCCAGCCAGTCTGCAGGAACGCTTGTATAATCGCTCTTATGCCGATAACTGTCATCTCTCGGCTCGTTTACATACACATTCACCCAGTTGCTCCGGCTGATCGGAGGGTTGAATGATTTGAAAACGATGAATTTACTGCCGCCACGGAGAACAGACTGCTGTACTGTACGGATTTCTTCAATCCCGGCGAACTCGTCAAGTTCCTCGAACCAGAGATACTTAAAATACCCTCGGCTCGTCTTAATTGACTTCGTTTTCTTTGCCTTGTCCAGCCCTCGGAAAATGATCTTCTGCCCGGTAGGCTTATACACATACTGCATGGGGCTGACGCTAGACGACCACAGGTTATTGGCTCCCAGCGCGTCAATCGCCCACGCAATCTGTTAAAAGACGGATTCCCGGAGTGTGTTTCCCACCTTTCGGAACACTACCGCATTGCTAAAAACTCCATCCTTTGCGTCCTGCATCATCCCCAAGACTATCTCAACGGATATGAACGAGGACTTGGTTGAACCTCGCCCGCCGTACAGGTCGTAGTATGTATGCTTCCCGTCCAGGATGTCCCAGTGGGCAGGGTAAAACGCCGGGGCTATGATGTCAGTAAGGTTTACTGTATTCGTCTGTTCCATGCTTTTATCACAGTCTCTAAAGCGCTTCCATTCGGTTTTCCTTTGGAATAGCCATCAACTAAGCACTTCGACGTTGCGCCGCACTCTCTGCACACAACCCTTACCCCTTCGTTGATATGTACAACTGCTTTTCCCCCGCAAAACGGGCACTTCTTCAATTCTTCCATGCGCTACTCTTTCCCCGGCCTCGGTATGTTATTCACAATAACAATGCCGCCGGTGTCTGCTTTCATTCCCTCTGCGCGCTCCAGGCGCTTCATCAGCTCCCGACCGGCAGCCATGCGGGTGTCGAGAGAGGATTCCAATCCGAACTGGTCTTTTACCTCCCCCCGTAGAACGGCGGTGTAAAATCTCTGCACCTCGGCGGCGTCCGCTATGCGGGAATCATCAATCTGTTTCTGGCGCTCTGCGATGTATGCAATTATCTGAGGCTTTCTCAGGTTTTCGGAGCCTGTGGCGTATGCCGCTTTCTCCTTATACCCTGCCCGCTTCGCCGCCTCTGTCGCATTCCCGCACGCTATATAATAATCCGCAAACGCCTTTTGCTTCGGTGTTAGCATTCCTTCACCGTCCCTTCGACTGCTCCCATATATCTGTCAAACATTTCACCACCTCAATCGCGCTCGCCGTCCGTAAGATCTCATAGTCCCTCATCCTCCATCCGTTCCTCCCGTTTTGCAAAGTAGGCGTTGTTAACATCCACATCGTTATCATCCTGTCCTGATCTTCGCTGTAAAACTGGCTGGTAGAAATTTTGATTACGAGCCCCGTTGACAGTATGGCGCGCTGAAGCTTTTTCATGACGGCATTACAATTCATATCACACCCCCATACAGTTCTTATTCTATTTTACCATTCTCGTTTCCTGATCCGCGTACCCCTTTTACACGATTGCATGTCCTTCCAGTATCATGTATCTGTTGTATAAATATATCGTTTTCCTTCGATACCCATAAAAATCCTTCCGCCCGATAGGAATGTCGCATATCTTCGAGATGTTGTCATACCCCAGCCCTGATGTCAGGCTAAAAAACAGATATTGCGCCAACTCTGCATATGCGCTTTCCGCAGCCAGAAGCAGCAGTTCCAATTCCCTACCCTTTGCGTTTTTGCACTTGTCTTCTATTTTTTTTACCTCATTGTATGTCAGACCGTAACCATTAAAGTATGTGTCCCTTGTTCCCACATTCCCCACCTTCTTTCTTTTTGCTTTATTTTTTTGTTACCCTATCCCAGTCCCGCAGGATTTATCTGTGTAGACAGAGGGAACCAGCACACAAGCTGGCGCGCCGGATCTGACCGGTTAGGTGTAATTCTGCGGCTTCCCCTCTGTTTCGTTAATTTAATCTTCTAACCACCTATTATCCAAATAGCAAAATTCAGTTACAACACCTGCAGTCAGAGCTATCCATAAAGCCCAGAACATTCCATTCGCAACACTATGCGTACAGCTGTCTAATGCTTGCTCAATGGTATATCCACGGAAAAATCTGGAATTATTTGAAATCGTCCCGTCCGATAATTTGGTATATATGGTCCCTGTATGCTTAGGGGATGTCCCGTAATACCTGAACCGTACCTTTACAAATTCCCCAGACTTCCAACTATATTCTCTCCCAGATTTTATTGTCTTTATGTAACTGTCCAGAGAATACGGGATTTTCTCATATGGAAATTCAATACCACAAAATCGAATATTTTCCGAATGCCTGACTTCCCAATCCTCTGTTTCCCATTCGTAATACACTTCTGTCTTAGTGTGTTTTATACCTTCTGAATCAGTTTCTGTCACTTCTCTTTCATGGCGTTCATATCGTTCTTCTATCTTTTCAACATGAAGATATTCCCCGCCAATCTCATCAAAAGTCACTGTATCAACCGCTTGCAAATCTCCATACACAAAAGCATTTCCAACATTTGTGTCCATGCCATACCGAAATAATTCAGAGTCCTCAATATGCACTGCCTTCTGGTATTCGGCGTTCTTATCGTTCTGCATATCAGTTATCCCCCCGGATATAAATGAGCCGATTATCAGCATGACTACTGCTATTGCAATGCCGATTATGATTTCACGCTTGGTTATTTCCATATGCTATTCCCCAAATAAATCCTGAGGTGCGTCAATAGGTGCTTGATAATCCAACCGCTGAAATTTCAAGACCTCATAGCCTGTCCAGTCGAGGAAGATTCTTGCTGGAAACTTCTTTACATACCTGTTATAAGCTGTTACGGATTTATTGTAATTTTCCCGGTACTGGGCAAGCATGTTTTCGGTAATAGACAATTCATTCATGAGTTGCTTATAATTCTCATTGCTTTTCAATTCTGGATAAGCGTATGTAACTGCCGCGATCACAGTATTTACATCTTCTACACTGTTCCCTTCGCTCATTCCATCTGCAAGTCCAGTCAATGTCTCTGATTCGTGCCTATCGTACTGTTTCACACAGTCTGCCAGATTATAAACCAAGTCAACCCTGCGTTTCTCCTGCACTTTAATGTCAGATTCAGCGGTATAGACCGATTCTTCAAGGCTGATTGCTCGATTCTGTACTGACTGCACTCCAAACACACACAACAAAACTACTGCCACTACTGCTCCTACGATAATCAATGGTAATTTCCAATTTTTCATAGTTTTTTCCCTTCCTTTAAATTTCAATTTACGGCAACATCTCCGGGAAATCATCGAAACTCATTTGTCCTGATACATTGTCGTCTTCCATCCACCACAAGAATACTTCTTCGCCTGTCTTCCATCGCGGATTTTTCCCAGATGCTCTCATCTTATCAAGCATTTCCGAAAAGGCTTTGATATACTTTTTCTTGAACCCCGGAAAATCTGCGAACTCTTTCCAGCGTCTCTTCCCCGCCATCGGGCAGCCAACACACCCTACACGATGATAGCCACAATCATACAAAGGATTATATTCTATTTCATTCCCCCTTATAAAATCCCACACATCGGCATCTGACCACGATATAATAGGATTCACAGCCACCTTTCCTTTCTGGCGGCAGTGGTCGATTATATCTCTGCTTGCATCGTTGTCATTCGCCAGCATGACTCTATCTGCTTTTATGCTATCACTTGCCTTCTTTGTAATAGTTTCCACTTCGCTTCGTGTTGCACGCTTCCTGCTTTCTGCCCACCTTACTCCGGTCGTTATAACACGATTTTCTGCATTTTGCTCTTTCAAAACCTCACAACAATACCTCATCATTCTTGTGGGAGGCATACCTTTAATTGGGATTAACGACCACATATTTACCCGCTTCCCTTTGTAAGTCGGCTGTGTATACTCGCAATGTATTCCCTCTTTTTTGCACTGGTCAAATACCTTTCGGATATGCTGCATCGTCTGTGGCGCGTCAACTGTGGTGATGCTGTGCTGTACCACAAACGGTACGCCTGCTCGCTTGCATAGCTCCAAGACGACGTCCGAATCTTTTCCACCGCTATATGTGCATACAAATGGTTTCCCATAATATCGTTTCGACATGTCTGCTGCCATGCGAATCAGATATATTGCTTCCTCTTCTTTTCCCATTCCGCTACCCCTTTAAATGCTCATTTTCGCCTTTGCAAAATACATCTGGCTAATCACCAATCGTGGAAAAAATCATAGGCAACACCCCAGCAAAGGCTGAGAGTATTAATATATCTCCCATTCTGCTGGAGCGGTCCATACTAAACGCCAGAATAAATAGTATCAGCCAAGCCGCAGCCGCTATTTTGCCCAACATTCCTAAAATATCCTTTTTGTCCATTTTCTTATCCCTCCTTAATAAGGTCAGATTTTTTCGATTCTTCCCACGTCAGCCCTTCAAAGAGCTTCCGCCTGATCTGCTTCTCGGTCTGCCGGATCAGCTCACAGGCGTCTATGTAGGTCGGATAAAATTTTATTATCCAGCGACGGCTGTCTACACTGATGCAAAAATTTCCCCACTTTTTATAAGCATCAAAGTATAGTTCGTGATTATACCTGTTATAAGTAAGCTCATAATACATGCCATCTGCAACGTTTGTGCGCAGAATGGCTTGATTATTCTGCAAGGTCTTGCAGCTCCGTACTACAAAAACATCCTCTTCGCAAATACTCTTCTGAACAGTTTTATCCGCTTTCTCATTAAAGTATTCAACTACTTTCTGTTTACATAATTCAATAAATTCTTTGCTTCCCATTTTCGATTCTCCTTTTCTGTTTAATCTATGGTCAGATTTTTTCGATTACGTTTTTATACAGCTCTCTGTACTCTTCCAGCAGTGCTTCTGCTCTTTCTGCCCGGATAGTCAACTCCTGCATCTCTGCCACATCACGCACTTTTTCTGGTTCTGCCGGAACTGCGGCACCAGGAGTTTCCGCAGGCGCTTCCCGTATTACTTCTTTTTCTACGATTTGCGGCTCAATCCCGATAGACGCTGCAAGCTTATTTTTCACATCCGTCAGCTGCTCGTCTGATACTGTGCGAAGGTATTCTTCAAAATTCCGGTATGGTACATAATACATTTTGTCGCTGGATCCGTACCGCAGCCCCTCGCAATTTACCTCGATGTCTGTGTGTACACCTTCTTCCGCCAAGTGAATTACATACGCCATTGCCCCGTGGTCTGCTACCACCAGCACGATCTTCTCTGCCTCTGTGACGGTTCGTGTTCTCCAAACTTCTCCGGTTCTATTCTCTCTATCCATATTTTTGTCCTCCTGCAGCTTCCTGCGCTTTATTCTCTCTTCTCTTGCTACCGCGATGATTGCCCGCTAGGCTGTTTCATCGCGGTAGCCCTCTGCATTTTTATACATTTATATCCCTCGTAAAAGGTAATTGCATCTGCTCCGTCGGAACATCTTCCCATTCAACTTCCATGCATTCTGAATTATTTCAGGTTCATCCGTTGTCGGCTGTTCCACGGTTTCCAATATTCCATCTTCATACAATTACTCATCTACCCAATATCTAAATGCAAGCGGACATCCATCTTCTAAATATCCTCCGACACACACGTTGTCATCTGCGTTTCCTGTTTCGAGAGAACATCCATATTCTCTATATCCCGTATCGTTTTCATAATACGTAGTCTCACAGTATGAACAGTTTTTATAACCTACTTCGTAAATTTCTTCTTCCATATTTCTTTATTCTCGTTTATCCGCAATACATTTGATATTGTTTTCAAGTTTTCGATAAGTATCGTTTGCATTTAAAATATTAAGAACGGCAGCTGACAGCATGTTCTTCGTGGAATTATCGAAAGCTTCCTTCATGGAATCATTTACCTGTTTACGAATGCCATCTGTAAATTCGTCTACGGCTTTCTTGATTTCCTCGTTGAAATCAAATTGACTTTTAATATACTCTTCGAACGTTACATTCTTATATTCGCTATTATATTTAGCCGCCTTAACCCTAAGAGAATTTGATTCAAGTTTTTCTTTGAGCTTCTTTTTGATATACTCCTCAACAGTGTATTCGCGCACCTCAGAGTCGTCCCAATAACTGCCACCAATCTTAATTTTGGTGTTTGTAATATACTCATCGACAAATCGCTGAAAACTTTCC